CCCATATTCATTAATTCTATTAATTCTTGATCATTTAGTTTTAAATTAAATGTGGGTTTTTCACATGGTTTATTATGTTACTATTTTAATTAGTGCAATTATTTTACAAAAAATCATCAATGTTAATGGTTGTTCTTTTACCAATTCCCTTGTAGGTTAATTTCCTTGGGAATTTGTATGAACGATTCTTATTACCCAACCTATTCAATTTTCCTTTATCTATCGGCAGATAAAAAAGAGAATTTTCATCATCAATTTCCTTTTCTATATATTTATCTCTTAATAGTGGGTATTTCTCGGAGTTTTTGTCCAGAGCATAATGATAATAAATTTCCACATTTTTCTCTTTTATTTCATAGTGATACAAAGCAGTTACTGGGTCATCCTCTTTTAATGACACATTTGTTAACAAATAATATAATTCGTACAGAAGCATATTTTTTAAATTATCTTCCCTGGATAATTTCAACTTTGTAACAATTTTTTCAATACTATTGACAAACTGTTCTGTTGTTAATAATAAATGCCCCTTTAAATTCTTGTAATTAGAATTTATTTTATGACAATAAAATGGAGGAATTTTTCTCATCAATTCAATCATACCATGTAATTTTATATTTCTAACAACAGGAACTGGTTTATAAAATCTTATCTTACTAAAATCAATGCCATAAGAAACATCTAAATATTCCTTTTGTTCTGGTTTATCATCCTCATCGTCATCAGATTCAAAAAAAATTTTTTCTTCTTCAATTGTTAACAATTCATCTTTTTGTTCAAGGACGGTTTGTAGATTGTAGCCACTAAAAAAACTTTTCATATCATATTCATCAAAATTAATGACATCATCTGGTTCCTCAAAACCGCCAAACTCCCATGAATTATCTATTAAAGGTGCTTCTTTTTTTGTCTCAGTTAAAATGGGAATTTTTTCATCTTCTGGATCATTGAAACTAAAACCGAAACCACTTAAATCAATACCACTCATGAATGCTTGGTTCTGAGCATCTTGTTCTTTTTCTCTTTTTTTCATTTCTAAATACTGATCTGTATTTTCAAAAATTTCTAGATCTTTATAAGATTGATCAATCTTAAAAGGCACCATTGGTATGTATGGTTTAATAATTTGGTAAAAATCATCATGTGATAAATTGTATTTTTTTAATTTTTTAATTCTAATTTTTGATCCTTTGAAAGATCTAATTATCATTTTATGCTTTAAGATATCACTGAGAAAAACACCGTCAATCAAAATATCCCTATTAAATTTAATTGTGTCATACTGATTACACTCCCAGAATGGTAGTGTGTATAGTTTCATTCTCCCCAGTGACACAATCATATATTCTTCATTTATCAATGGGATGTACTTCGTGGAAACCGAAAAAGTTTTTTCGGACAATGGCATGTAACCATTTGTTTTAATAATTGGTGCATATAAGCACTCATCAGTCTTTTTGTCATATCTAACCCAATCTTCACCAAGAACAAATTGTAAATTTTTCTTTTTCTTACTAATAGTATATGAGTCTTTAAAGTGTGAACCATTTTTCCTATACTTATTTAAAGTATGATCATATCTTTGTAACTCGAATTCTTTTTCACTAACATGGTTACCTAGTCTTAGTGCAACCAAATAAGCTGCTGAGTTTATTTGTTTATTCTTCGTTAATGTTAATAAAACAGGATACTCCATGTTGTGTTGATAAAAGTAAAATTTTTGATTTAAATAATTAAACGCACACTCAGTGTCACCAACATACATTTTACCCTTTCTCTCTGCTTGCTTGTAATACTTATACCCATAATTATAAACAGAATTTGTTAAATCAATTATTAGATCAGAATCATTTAATAAAACCTTCTGTAAATAAGCTGCAAGTTTTAATTCTGTAACACTTAAACTTAAACTTTCTTTACTTTCTTGATTAAATTTTCTCAAAACTTCTTGATAAGTCATTGTTTCGTTTGTTTCTGGATTAATTAAAAATTTTAGTTGATCAAGCACTGAAATTATTCTCTCAGTTTCATATTTTCTATTAATTTTTAGATAAACATATAATAGCACGATGTTCTCCAGATTTTGTAAAAGTAAATTTTTAGTGGCCTTTTTATCTTTATAATAATAAGTGTTTGATGTATAAGGATTAACTATTTTTGTGACACCAGCTGTATTTATAAAACAAGCATTGTCAAGGAAAATACCATTTTCAAGGAAAACTTTTAAAAAATCTTCCAGTGAATTAATTGTATTACCATATCCAAGCATGACAACTGGCCTTTGTTGACACATCGATAATTGATTAAACAAAAACTGGACTTCCATTATACTCATTTCCTCAGGTTTTTTCATTAAAAGTTCTCTGTTGACTGTTTTAATGTCTCTTTCCAACGATGCATCAGAAACATAATTCCTATTTTCTTCTCTAAAAATTTCTTCTGAGAAAAGTTTTTGCATGATAACACTAACATTATTTTCGATATGAAACCAAGTTAATTTATGAGGAGTTTTATTAGCACATAATTTTAATTTTTCAACAATTGACTCGCTAAAAACAATGTTAACTGTTTCTAAATAAGAGTATATTGCAGAAACGCTTGCATCACATTTAACTAATATTTGGTAAACCTCATTTTCTTTAACATCATCAACCTCAATTTTATTCAACTCCTCCAACATTTTTTCGTGTGCCTCTTTCATTGTATATAACTTTAATTTGATTTTATCATTTTTTAACTGATCTTCACTCATTAATAATTCATCGTCCAGTGACAATGCCAATGTTTTTGCTTTAACATAACGAGAAATTCTTAATGTCATTTTTGTTCTAGAAACAGCTGTGTATGCTTCAGAAAACAACCTATTGAAAAACATTGCTTTCATCCAAGGTACCAAATACTTAATTTTTGTTGGTTTAACAAATCTAAACACAACGAATTTTTGCCAGTATTCAACTAAATCCTCTGTGGTCATATTTAATTTTTTTCTAATGAATTTAATCTGATTATTTTCCATGTCATATAAATATCTTGGTGTGTAGAAGCATTTTGTGAACTCAGGCTGTGTTTCAGTACAAATATCGATTTCATTTGGTATTTTATTGTTTAGAGCATATAAACCATGTAAGAACTTTTTTGCTAACCCAGTGTTATATTTATAAAGTCTATAATTATTTATATTACCTTTACACAATAAAGAAAACAGAGGGTACTGATCAGGTATGCCATATAACTCAATAGGATATTCAAACATATCCTCATAATTTTTGTAAAAATGATTAACCATTCCTGGTAGTAGGGAATATGCCTCTGCTAGACAATAAGTATGTAATTTGCCAAAAATATATGAGTATGATAAATTACATCCAACTCTAACACATTCCCCAACACGAGATAGAACTGCTTCCACATCTGTTTGATAACCCAAACAAGGTAAATTAAGATTTATTTCTTTTGCCTTCTTGATTTGAGGATACAACATTTCACCGTTAAATGACATTAAGGAGACAAATTCCAAGAAAAGTGTTTGGCAACTTGTTTTTCTTTCACTATCATTAAAACCATGTAAACGCATCATCATTTTATAAAAAGACCTAAATTTTAGAAATTCCTCTTCATCCTTATACAAAATGATCATAACATAGTCATCAGAATGTTCGATATGATTTATTTTTATATCAGTGTTAGGGTACATTTTTTGCCACAAATGATATGTGTAATTAGTACAACAAACACTTTTAAAAGAAGAGGCGTAATTAAACATTCCTTGCAAAAAATTATGAGTACTATGAATACTTTTTTGTTTCTTATCAATTAATTGTTGTAAATAAGTTGTTTTTTCCGTTGTAATGAATGTTTTATTGTAAACACTAATTGGTATGTTTATTTCTTTGGAGGCCCAGGATGAAAAAGTTAGGTCAATCAAGGAACAGAATTTTTCACTAAATTTGTTTTTAAACGCACTAGACATTGCGAGAAAACTCCCCATTGTTTCCGCTGCACTCCATTTTGTACAGTCACCATTAACATACATAATTTTATATCCACCATTCTTTGCCAATTGAATCGAATCATCCAACATTCTTTGTATAGCTATCAACTTATTATCTCCTGGAATTGAAATTGCTTCTTCTGGCGTTATTTTTGACAAAAATTCAAATGTTTTTTCAACTTGCCTAGCCAATAATTTTGCACCAACATTGACAACATAGAACTCCCTTTTAGCACCATATTGACTTTTAATACAAATATCTGCTTCAACATGAGCTTTTTGTTCTTTTAATAACTCAAGGGAAAGTTGATTTACTGTTTCACAACCAGGGAACCTTTCTAATATTTCGATTAAAGTTTCCCAAACTTTTTGTCTTGTTTTAGTTTTATAAAACTTTGACTCAGAGGATAATGTGTATTTTTTCAAATTAGCTATTAAATAATCAACATCATTTTGTTTATCATCTTCGGAAAGAATTTTTTGGAAATAGGACGTTAATTTTTTAACATATTTTTTCCTATAACCATTACTAAGTGGTTTTTCAACAATTTCCCTTGTTATTGAATGAACAACTGCTTTTGTGCTAACGACATTTGAAACAGGTTCAGTTAACACTTCATTCTCAATTTTATTATAATTTGGTTTAATAATCGATAATGTGTGTTGCGTTGATTGATTAACTATAGGGTGTGAAAAACCAATTATACCATCGTCTAGTAAATATTGTTCTATATCTGAAGCCTTATACAAATAACCATATTTATATTGATTCTTGGTATTATCAAATTTTAATTGATAATCAATTATCGTTTTTAAGGCATTAACTTGCTCATGGTACATTGATGATGGTTCTTTTATGGTATGAACATAAATAAATGCTTCATCAAGAATTTCGTGGATATTCTTAAGTTTATAATTTCCCCATAATGATGGTATATTAACAACACCCCCAAGACTAGACCTAGTTCTTCCCATATAATCATACTCAATTGGTTTCCATAAAATTGTTTTTTCGTTTGTCATAGCATTAGTAATTATTTTTAATCTTTTAAATAACCTATTAATTAACCAAACTGATAATATATTTGTATAAGGTGGCTTAAATTTTTCCGTTAAAAGTTTGTATATGTTAGTATATTTTGAAAAACTTGACATCAATGCAAATCTAGTGTCTAATAGAAACTCAGCTATTTGTTGATTAGTACAATTACCAATAATTACTTTCAAGACATATTGATGAGTATATCTAAGAAATCTTTTTTTTAGATCATTTTCTTCCGTGTAATAACTACAGTAATTTAAACCACTTGCCAATGTGCTATAAAACGAGTCTCTTAGAAATGTTAGTTTCATTATTGGTAATCTTCTCCATTTACTAATAATTAGAAATTCCTCGTTTTTTAATGGAATTTTAACAATATCTCCATATATTTCATCATATAAATGAGGTGTTTTTGTCACACACAGACTTAAAAATGGTTTACCAGCTTCATCCTGAACACTATGATAACCACCAACAACAATGCACAGAAAATTTGGCATTCCACAGTTGAATAAATGTAATGTTTCTGGTTTCGTTGACAATGATTGGTAATGCATCAATTGTGAATACACAAGGTGATTAAAATAAGAAAAATGAAAAGCCCTTGTTGAGGATAAAGTGTCATACCAGGGTTCCATTTCTTTCCAAGCAATATCTTTTAATTTTTGACAAAGTGGTGAGTCACTCATTTTAGTATAAGAGATGAATTCTCTCATTTCTTTCAATGTTTCTTTGTAACAACTATTGGTAGATGCGCCTTTTAAATAATCAATGAAATTATCCATTTTAATTGATTCTTCCAAAGGGACAGTTGTTTGATTAACATATTCTTTCTTACCAAATTTCTGGAAACAAACACCTGATTTTTTCCAACAAGAAGTGAATTGCTTTGGCATTTCTCTCTTTATAAATCTAATAGTTTTAGAGTGTGTTGAATAAAAAGGTTTATCATCTATATAATTATTTTCCACGAGAAATTCACGATAATTTTTAATGACACTTTTAGTTTTTTTAATTCTTTTACCATCAACAATTTCATAAAACCCATCCACGTAATGAGAATATTCTTTTTTATACTTATCAAAATCCTCAACAAAAGAACCATTAAAAAACCCATTCTTAAAATATCTATCATCTTTATTTTTTAGTATTTGTAAAGAGAGTTCTTTTATAAAATCATAATACGATGAAGTATCATCGACAATATTTTGGTTAATATATTCCATTAATTTTATTATCATAAATTGTTCAGAGTTATCCCCAGATAACTTTTCTAAAAGAACATGATCAGGATACAAAATTGGGATTGTTGGTCTTATTCTTGTTTCATAATCATGATTATTTTCCTGGATTATATTATAAGCATTATCATACTGACAAACATCATTTTTAGTGTCACAATATTTATGAAATAAAGGACCTTTATTGTCCAAATCTTGTTTGATTGAATGAAGAAAAGAAGAAACATCATAATCATTATCTGTTGGCATGTGTGGGTATTTTTCTCTTTTTAACATGTCTAATTCTTCGATGGGGAAATCAAAATCATTTGTATAACCAGTTACGGGAACACCGGAGTATTTTGTTTTAGCATGTTCAGAAATTAGAGCGGCATTACCATATTTATCAATCAAATGCATCTTTGTTTCATAAATTTTCATCATATCAAAAAGTAATTGTTTATGAAAAGTGTGTTTAAAAAACTTCCGTACTGGTTTCACACACAAATCAACTTTCATTTTAGCATCCAAAATCAAAGGGATGATTTCAACTTCTTTGTTTAGATATGAAGACAACGCTAATTGCAAAAAAGTGTATTTTGTTATTTTTTTGTATTTTGATTCAACACTATTCTTAGAAAACCCTACATCAATTAAATAACACCTATCATCTGTTTGATAAACAATATCTGGTGTCATGCCACTTGTTTCATGATCAAATGAAGGATAAATGTCATCAATTCTTTTTTCTGGAATAAATTTACCAAAAAGAGCCATTGATATAACATAGTGAAAAGTGTCATGTCTTAATCTAATCAAGGAATCATAATAATTTATAACTTGTTCCTTGTCATCAAAGTCAATTTCATCAGAGCTGTGTGACCACAAGGCTAAAATAGCAGCAGGGGAGTGAGTAGTAATCTGAAACAAATGGGTTTCGTCTAATTGCTTTTCCATGATCTTTACTTATTATTTAAGAATTAAT